TTCTGTTGGCGGTGGAGTTGTCTTGTGGTACTGGTGTTGTGTTGTGCTGTGATGTGGTGGTGTTGTGGTGGGCTGCCTCTCCAGGTTTATTACTGGTATCTTGTCGGCCTCTGGTTGTGAGGTATCGGGTGGATGTGTGGGAGTTGTTGAGAATGTGAGACACGTGCGGGTGTGTATGTTGTCTTGTGGGCGGGATATGTTGGTGGTTGTCTTGTAGTGTGAGGGTTGTCGCTCTCTAGGCTGAGGGTGAGATGTTGTCGCTCTCTATATGTAGTATGGTTGTTGAGTTGTGAGCGGGAGTCTGGTTGTGTGTGGTTGTATTCGTGGGAGTATCGGGAGAAAGACGGGAGAGGGAAAGACGGGAGGCAATCGGGAAAGGTCCGGAAAAGTTACGGGAGACTAGAAGCGTGATAGGATATATGAAAGAAGTTAAAAAGAAATGCAAATAGTGGTTGACTTTGTATATAATAGGTATATAATTAAGGTAGATAAAGAAAAGGAGGTTCTTATTATGGAACGAACAGATTTAAAAGGTAAAACTTATGATGAATTGGTTGATTTGGCAGTTGAGCGTTATGGTGCTTATAGTGCTTTAATGTTAACATGTGTTTCTACTGTTGAGGGTGATTTATTTGATAGTATGATTGATGACTTTTTAAACAAGCATGATGAAACAATGACTAAGTTATTCGAAAGCGGTGCAAGTTTTGAAGTTATCAACGAACGTATTGAAAGTTTTCAATCATTATTTGATTTATTAATGGCAATTAGAAAAGCTTCTAAAAAAGATTAGTCACGTTATACCACGCTAGTTGTTAGTGTGGTATAATATTATCATTAGAAATGAGGTGTTAACATGGCAGTAAGAAGCCCAGAAGTTATAGCAAGTATCAACGCCGCAAACAAAGTACTAGCAAGAAAGAAAAAAGAATTAACTAAATTAGGGTTAAAAAGTAACCAGATTAGGAATAATGTAGAGGTTAAACAACCATCAGAATTTAGAACGAGAAAACAAGCCGAGAACTATTTGCGAAAGGTGGAAACGTTCAAGAGTGAAAATAGATGGGTTAAAAACAAGTATGGTATTATTGTCAACAAAAAAGATATTTCAACAATCAATAAAACAATAACAGACAATAACAGAATGAAGAGAAACTTTAAAAAAGGTATAGATGATAAACCAACCCTAAGCGGTGGAAAAGAAACAAAAGTCACAACAGGGCAGGCGTTAAGCACTACTTTATACGATCAAAAAGGCGGTTCATTAAAAGAGACAAAAAAAGTTACCATTGATAGCTTTTCTAGCAATTACCAAGTGCAACATAGAATGGAAGGCGTTAAAAATAGAAACGCGGAGTTAAAAAAAGAGTTCTCCAGAAGCAAAGGAACAGGCAAAACAGGAATTAAAAAACAAGACCAGAGTAAGTTTATGCAGAACTATTTGAAAGGTTTAAAACATCAACTAGACGAAGGTGAAATTTCAAAGAAAGACTATAGCGAGATGCGGAGACTTATTAGAGGAATGACCAATAAACAATTTTCAGAGTGGTTTTATCGTGAAGAAGGTACTGAAAGCGTCTTTCTTTATAGTATGGATGAAATGGATGTACTTTTACAACAACAACAAAACCAGTCATTGATTGAATCATTGAGAAATTTTATGGGGGCGTAATATATGAAAAAGTTAATCTATGCATGTGATTTTGAGACAAACGAAAATGCGGAAGTATGGGCCTGGGGGGCTTCATTAGTTGATAATGTCAACGTAAAAGGATACGGCACAAGTATTGAGAGCTTTTTTAACTGGTGTAGTACATGTGAAAAAAAGCTATATTTTCACAACTTAGCCTTTGATGGTCAATTTATCGTATCTTATTTATTACAACGTGGGTTCGTTCATGATGAAGAAAAAGAGGCTGGACACTTTAAAACAGTTATTGACAACATGGGCAACTGGTACGAACTGAAGTTTTTCGTTAATGATGAAAAGGGGAAACTCATCTGCATTACTATCTGGGATAGTTACAAACTGATTCCGTTTAGTATTAGAAAGATTGCAAAGGATTTCAATTTACCAATTAGAAAATTGGAAATTGATTACAAAGCATATAGGGAAGCAGGAGCAGAAAAGTTAACAGATGAAGACAAAGCGTATCTATTTAATGATGTGGATATTTTGGCTATTGCATTAAGTCAGCTTTTCTCATTAGGTTTCAACAAAATGACACTAACAAGCGCAGCATATAGCAACTTTAAGAAGTCTATAGGTGCGAAACGTTTTAGTAGACTATATCCCGCCTTATCGTTTTCATGTGATTATTATTGCAGAAAATCGTTAAAAGGTGGAATTGTATGGGCAAACGAAGAACATAAACAAAAGGAGCTGGGGTCTGGTTATAGGCTAGATTTTAACAGCTTATACCCATATGTTGAAGTAGCGAAGCCTTTACCATTTGGGCGCCCCGTTCCATTTGAAGATTTTGAAAATCTAAATGATGATTTATACCCTTTATGGATTGGAACGGTGCAGTTTTGTTTTGATATAAAAGAAAACCATATCCCGACTATTTCAATGAAGAAAAACTTTTATAGATTTGGAACGGAAAAGTTCCTGACTTCAAGCAACGGGGAAGAAATTGAAATGGTTCTAACATCTATTGATTGGGAACTTATAAAAGAGCAGTACGAGGTATACGACGTGCATTTTTTGGGCGGCGTAAAATTTAGGGCAGTAACAGGAGTCGCGAAAGATTTCGTAATGGAAAACATGGAAGTTAAGAAGAACAACGATGGCGTTTTTCGTTTCATTGCAAAAGCAAACATGAACGCAACGATCGGGCGTTTTTCAATCAACCCGTTAAGAATCAACAAAAAACCGGTATTAAACAAAGCGGGAGAATTAGGGTTCATTGTGGAAACGGAAGAAATCAAGGACGAAAAAGGCGCCATTCATACGGTAATAAAAAGCAGTGAAAACGACCCCGTTTATTTACCTTATACCGCATTCGTTAACGCGTACGGAAGAAAATTGATAGTTGAAGCAGCGCAAAGCGTAGGTATTGAAAATGTTTCATATATTGATACAGACTCATTACATATAATGGGAGATATACCGCAACAATTAGAAAGCATGATTGATAACAAAGAACTAGGGAAGCTTAAAATCGAAGCTTCATTTGTTAAAGCGTACGTTATAGGGCAAAAGTCATATATTGAACTTGAAGAAGTAACAGCGGAAGAATACGAAAAGAAGACTGCGGAATATATGGAATATAACAACGGAAAAAAGGACAAACTATATTACGAAGAAAACGGCAAGTATTTCCATTTAGATGTGAAATGTTCTGGATTGTCAGAAAGAGCAAAACAGGGCGTAACATTTGATAACTTTAGAAAAGGAACAGTTCTGAGCGGAAACCTTAAACGAATCAGAAAAAAGAATGGCGTAGTTTTAGAGGAGAGTTATTTCACATTATAGAAGTAACTTTCTTCTTTACTTTTTGATAGTTTTGGTATATAATTAGTATAGATAGAAACAGAGGTGATGTAAATGATTGTATACGGGAAAGACTTGAAAAACATTAACAGGGGAGACGGAACACATCTTATTTTTGTCTTTAATGACCATGTAGAAGAAGCGGGCGACAAAATAGGAGAAATGACCATGGTATTTATGGAAGAAAAGAAAGAAGAAAAGAAAGAGGCAAAGGAAACAAAAGAAAAGGAGACCGAACAAAATGGAAACGCAAACATTCAAGAAAAAGGAAAAACGTCTAAACGATTTATGGGAAAAATTCGATCAAGATGATATGTTAACGCCAGCAGAGTATAACGAAATGTTAGACCTTGAAAACGAACTGCTAAGAGATAGTTGCAAAGAAATTGCAAAAGTGAAGCCGTTAGTATGGCCGAAATCTTTAGTGGTTGACACGACAAGGGGAAAAGTTTTGTATAAGTACAATAAGGACATTAAAAAATGGGTACAGCAGACAAAAGGAGACGGGCGCAAAATGTACTCGCTAGCATTTGATATAACCGAAGAAAATGAAGACTATATTGCATTTATTGATATGTTAACAAAGCGTAAACTTTTCACTTTCTTCATTAAGAAATGTATAAGATGGTACAAAACACACCCCGAAGCGCTTGAAGATTTATTGAATAGGTGATATAATAAAAGCGTATAGAGGTGATAAACGGAAGCAAACAAAGTAACATTATAAGAAGGAATGCAACTGGGTGAAACCAGCCTTCTATATTATACCGTATATTGCAACGCGTTGTTATTTGTTCCAACATTTCTATATAATCATTTTATGAAGGTATATGATGAACTCATCTGCCTTCTTTTTTTTACGGCATTAGATAGTTGACATTGTGAACTATTTATAATATACTTATATTAAGGAGTGATGAAAACATGACTATTGAAGAAATGAACGAAAGATTTAATAAAATCTTGACGCAGTCAGACCAGGCGGAACGCTCAACATCATTGAATGAAGTACGCGAAGAAGTAGCCGCAATGTATAAAAAAATCAGTGATTTAGAAGAAGCTTCTCAAGCACTAAAAGAAAAAAACGACACATTGACGGAAGCAAACAGCAAACTTTTTATGAAAATTGGGGTTGAACGAGAAAAACCAAAAGCAACAGAAAAGGAAGAGTTAGACTTATCTAACATTTTATAAAAGGAGATGAACAATTATGGCAAGAAAACAAACACCAGCACAAACAAAAGCGGATATTGCAGCACTAACAGGAGAAACAGAAGTAACAGGCGTAGACGTAGCGCACGCAATGTACAAGGCAGCAAGTCCAACATTTAGAGCAACATTAGGAGACCCAGCAGAAACAAACAGCTTGGACTTCATGAACGGATTGTTACAATACCCCGACACATTGGGTAATGAATGGATTACATTGGCAACAAGAATCGGGCGAACTATTGCACACAAAAACACACTGAAAAACTCATTAGCACCGTTTAAAATGGACAATATGAGATTAGGCTATACTTTAGAAGAATATTTCGTCGATGTAGCCGAACAGCATGATTTTTCATATGATGGAGATGAAAGCCCGTTCGCACAAGAAAAACCAAACATCAAAACTATGTTCCACGTAGTAAACCGAAAGGCAAAATATAAACAATCAATCTCAGAAGACCAGTTACGTCCTTATTTCGTAACATGGGATGGCGTTTTTGGATTAGTTACCGAAGTAGTTAACGCATTAATGAACGGAGACAACAAAGACGAATACAACTACATGAAAAGCGCAATCGTTTCACATTTTGAAAATGGTTACATGAAAATTGTAAAAGTTCCAGAAGTAGTAGACCGCGAATCAGCGGAAGCATTTGCAACTACTGTTATTGAATATGCGGGATTATTACAAGAACCGACTAACGAATACAACGCGATGGGGGTATACAAGCAAAACGATATTGAGGATATCTATTTGATTTTAACCGCAAAATCTAACGCAAACGTTCAGACAAAATGGTTCGTTCCAGCGTTCCAGATGGCAGAAGCGGAATTTAAGGTGCATTTGTTAATGATTCCAACATTACCAAACACGGCAGGAAAGAAAGTTCAAGGCTTCATGGTAGACCGTGAATTATTTAGATTTTTCGATCAATTGTACACAACGAAGACAATTTACGACCCAGACCATTTAAGATGGATTTATTATTTACATCACCACGAAATCATTAGCACTTCACGTTTTGCAAACGCTATCGCATTTGTAAGCGGAAATATTACCGACGGGGTAACCGCTATTTATACAAACCCTCAAGTAGTACAAGTTAAACAGGGAGAAAGCAAAGCCGTTGATTTATCAATTCAAACAACAGGAATTGACGCGAACAAGTCAATTACGGCAACAAGTGACGACGAAAACGTAACTGCTTCATTAAGTCCAGACTTTAAAACATTAATTATTAAAGCCGTAACGGTTGAAGCCGAAAAAGTAGTAACCGTAACTATCCAAGATACGGTAACAAATGTTAACACAAAATTGAAAGTGCTATGCGAACCAGCTTAGCAAAGGGCGGGGGTTCTTCTCCCGTCTTTTATTTAGATAAAGAAAGGAGCAAAATATGGATATTGCAACAATTCAAACGCTAGTATCAGGTTTAGGGTTTCCTATTGTAATGGTTGGCGCTATGTCCTACTATATCAAGTATTTGAACGACCAGCACAAAGAAGAAGTGGAAAACATCAACAAGAGATACATTGAACAAGTGGAAAAACTAACTGAAGCACTAAACAACAACACACAAGTTATGACCGAGATTAAGGCCGTACTATTTAAAAATGGAGGTACAGAACATGAAAACAGCACAAGCGAAACAGATTAGCGGAGATTTTAAAATTGATGAAACATATAAGAAATTAGATATTAAAGATTTCAAGCTTCCAGAGTTTAAACCAGTCCCAGATATTGGAAACATTACCAACGCGTATTTGTCTGCGTTTAATACAGGTATGACTATTTACGAATGTCTTTCATGGCTTCAAGGATACGTACAAGCAAACCGTGATGCATTGGTTCAATTGATTGGTGATTTATCAAAGTTTCAAGCTTCAATCGAGGCAGCACTAAACGAACTAGTAAAAAACATGCGAGAATTAGACGCAAAGTTAGAAACAGAAACAGAGGAACGAAAAGCCGCCGATATTGTTTTGGATGGTAAAATTACAGCAGAGGCAACAAAACGAGAAGAAGAAGACAACAAGTTAGATGCGAAAATTGACCAGACAAAAGAAGAGTTAAACACAAAGATTGACGACAACAAAACAGAGCTGGACACAAAAATTGACAACACAAAGCAAGAGCTAGAAGACAAAATTTCAGGTGTAACCATTGATACGTCAGGCCTAGTTAAAAAAGCAGGCGACACAATGGAAGGAAATTTGGACTTTTCAAACCAAGGCGAAACAGCACATGTATACTCAAAACAGACTATTTTTTCGAACTATGGCAAAAATGAAAAGTTAACATATAGAGGAACAGGAGTTCTATTTCAGACGTACGCAGGAACAGACTCAGAAACACCGATTTCCCTTTCATACATTAGAGACAACTACGAACGGCGAACAATTAACGGAAAACAAGATGCTATTACCGGGTTATCATTTGTTAACACTTATCAGGACTTTACTTCAGAAAATGGAAATACTTATAATCGTATGATTTTTGAAACACCGGGCCGTTTAATTGTACGAGATGGAACAGAAACAGAGGAAGAGAAAAACGCTAGTATTTTATACGGTAAAGAGGTAGCTTATTTGTCAGATTGTTATATCATTGATGATTTAAGCGACAAGGTAACAGAAGTACCAGTTAACACAAAAACGCATGACCTTAATTCAGGCGGTGAAGGTGGATTATTTACGTTAACTTTTGGTGAGGATTTAAATGGATATGATGCTTTTATTGCAAACATGACAATTGAAGGAGTTGACACAATACCAGGAGAACACCAAGCAACCGTAACATTATTTATTACAAAAGATGACGAAAAAGGCAAAGCAGGAAGAGGCGGAAATATTCAATCAATCGTAACAAATGATATGCATTTAATTTATCTAGCTTCAGCGGGTATTTCAGATGTACCGGATACATCTCCAGCGGTTAAGTATTACCAAAACACGGGCGCAACTTTAACAATCACTACGAACTATTTAAAAGGTATTAGACGTGGTTAAAAAATGCACTATGGCAGATATTTACGAGATAAGGGGAGTTAATGAAATCCCCTTTTCTTTACCATATGGAAAGCCCGCCGAATGGTATATTGAGGCCTATATGTATTTTAGAAAGTTATTTCTTCAAGCAGGAGAAACAGAGCGGGCGGAGATATGCAAAGAGCACATCTTATATTATGAAAGGAAGTCAGAAAATGAAACCAGGGCAAAAATTAAATGATGCAAGCGGAAACCAAATCCTTCTTTTTCCATTGGATGTAATGAATATTACACAATGGCACGGACAAGGCACATACTCTCATTTATGCGGGCAAGAGTTTGACACTACAGGCCGCACCGCTTCTTATCCATTATATGCACCATGCGATTGTCACGTTATACATAAATACGATGTATGGGATAGCGGTTTCACTAGATTATACACAAACGATAAACCAGTGAGAACACCGAACGGAGTACATCAAGCTGGGACGGTAGTTTTTGGCTTTACACATAGAAACGGGGTACTTAATCAAGAAAGCTTCAAGCAAGGCGAACACATCTACAACACGGGAACATCAGGACACGTAACCGGCGACCATGTACACATAGACCAGAGCTATACACCAGGGGCACAATTGATACCATGCACCGAGGGGCAAAGTTGGATAATCAACGGAAGCACGAACCCGACCGCATTTTGGTATTTAAACGATACAGAAATAACAAACGGATGGGGGCAAAATTGGGCAGTATACAAAGGCGGAGACAAACCACCCGAACCACCTAAACCAGAAAAAAAGAAAGGTATACTATTGCTAGATAGCAAGGGTATTGATATAATGTTTATATAAAAGGAGTGATGAAAAGATGGCACAAACAGGAATAGTAAATAATCAATTCAAACCAGAAGCCGAAATATATTTATTTCAAGGCGTACCTATTGACGCAATGACAAACACATTCTGGGGATGTTTCAACACGAAAGAAGAACAGCTAGAGTTTTACAAGACTAACTACAATTTCAAACATTACGAACATTTTACATACCAGAGGAAGAACGGCACCGTTTTATTAGAAGATGACGCAGACGACCTAAACCAGGGTGGCTATAACTATATGGCGTACAGAAACGGACAAACAGGAACGCGCGACAAGTGGGTCTATTGTTTCGTCAATTCTATTGGGTACGTCAGCGACAATGTGGCAAGCGTGGACTTTGAAACGGACCGAATCCAGACATGGCGGTTCGAGATTGAGAAACAGATTTTACCTTCATTTATAGCGTACGAACACCGCCCGCAGTTTTACAGCGAAAACGGAACGCGCCGACCATGTATCAACACGCAACCCGAAAATATAGAGCTTGGGACTGATTTAGTTTCTTCTCATCAGGATTTACTATTTACAGATAAGGAAAACAACATAGTTTTTGTTATTATAACCATGACTTCAGACCTAGCAGGGAAAGACCAATTGACGCACACGGTTCAAGGCGTACCGAGTCAGTTTAATTATTACATTTTTCCAGTTGATATCGTAAGCGGAGACGGCGGAGGTTATAACCGTTTCACATTTTACGACAAAAACGGCGGAGCGCATGAAATCGAGTTGTTAACAAATGTTTATAACGCAATCAGAAGCAAAGAGTCACTTGTGAATAAATGTGTAAATATCACAATTGTCCCCCATTTGTCAGGTTTAAAAGTTGGAACAGCAACAAGGACAATCACAACCGCTTCAGACAATTACAGACCCGTAACAGTTGGCGGTTATAATGTATTAGAAGCAGGATACGAGCCGCTAAACGTGATGAGTAAAAAGACGGACTTAAACGACTACGAAACAACACAAGCCCGCAATTTGTTGAACTTTTTCCCAAGGTATAAAAACACAAAACTTTACTGGTATCCTTTTAGTTATACAATGCTAAGCACTAACAACGGTACGAACCGTATGTTTAAAAATGAACTATGGAAAGACCCACTTAATATGCGGTTTATGGCTATAGGAACAATAGGAAGCTCACGCGTTGACTATTTGCCTATGGATTACAAAGTATATAAGCAAAGCGCAAACTATAGCGAGCTTATCAATTTTGACAATTCACTAGAAGACGGGTACGAGCTTAATCTTCCAGTAGTCAGTGACAACACGGCTGCGTTGATGCAATCATCAAGGAACGCAATGAACGCAAACGTTTCGAACACTATCAGGAGCAACGAAACGGCGTCAGCAATTGCAAGCGCAACAGGGCAGGCAATGAGTCAGCAGACGGCTTTAAAAAACAACCTCAACCAGTGGACAACGGCCCGCAATAACTCACTAAGCAACAAGTTAACAGCATTGGGAAACCAGCAGAACACTTTAAATGCTTATACGGGAGCGACGCAAAACGTAGCAGGCGCACTAGCACAAGCAATAGGCGGAGATATTACAGGCGGTTTAATTGGAGCAGCAGGGGCAGGAATGAACCTGGCGAACCAGTTGACAGCGAACCAGTTCAGTACACAAAGAACACATCTGCAGAACTCTTATTCTTCACAACTAGCAAGAGGACAAGCAACAGCGGAGAACATGAGCACATCAATTTCAAACAATCTGCGACAACTAACGACGAACTACCAGAACAAAACGAACCTGCAAAATGCAATTGATACATTTAATGCAAGGATACACGACGCAAAGGCAACCGCCGATAGCGTTGTATCAGGTTCAAGCGATGTTTTCAGGTGTTTAGGTTTAGGATTACAGACGCCGATATTTTACTCATACAGACCGACGGACGAATATATTGAAAGGGTTGAAGCAATCTTCAACGCTCGCGGATATGCTACAAATATGTATGAAAAACCAAATCTTCATACTAACAAGTATTGGAACTATATTCAAACGGTAGATTGCAACATAAACCCTACAGGTATAAACCCAGACGATTTGGACAAGATAAAAGCGGCCTTCAATAATGGTATAACATTATGGCACACGAAGGATATAAACAACTATAGCTTAAACAATGCTTCTATTATTGACGAAACAAAGGTGGACAAGTTTGGAAGTATAAAAGACTAGGGCGGAACATAAAACGCCCTTCTTTTTAAATAGTTGACAATGTGAACTAATTATAATATACTTATATTAAGGAGTGATGAAAACATGAAACAACAAAGTAAGCAGCCTTTTAATACTTTCTGTAATACACCGTTGGACTATGCAGACATGGCGAACCAAGAAAGCGAGTTCATCTATTTCACGTATTTGTATCAATTGGCTTTGAATATGTTTAAATACACAAACAACGACGACCCCGAAGGAGTTATGCCAGAATGGTTTGATGAGTTCTTTTTACGTTTTGAACAAGTTAATAATGGCTATGTTTTGGCCTTCATTGATAAAAACATAGGGCCAGTATTGACTAAATGCACTATTGGCGGAAGGTTGAACATGCACTACTTACCTACTAGTTATTTTCCAGTAGACTCGACGGGGCAATTATCAGAAACGGAAGTACAAGCAGAAAATGCAGTACTATTGAAAAATAGCCCGCTTTTTATTGGTATGGTGCCTTATTTGAACTATTATGCAAAACAACTTTCATTATGCTCAAGAACAATTGAAACAAACCTTGAAGCACAATGGACACCGTACATTATAACAGGTGATAAAAGAATGTTAAACAGCTTCAAGCAGTTCATGAATCAAGTGAAAAAAGGCGTTTCCACAATCTTTACGGCGAAATCTTTCGACCAGAGCAGTATTAACACGTTGAACACTCAAGCGCCTTTTGTAGGTTCTAACGTGAACGAAATGAAGCAAAGTATTATGCGTGAATGTATGACCGTTCTAGGTATTGACAATGCAAACCAAGACAAAAAGGAACGAGTACAAGCGGCGGAAGTTAACGCAAACAATACGCAAATTATAGCGAGCCGTAACATTTGGATGGCGGAGCAAAAAAGAGGAATCAAGCAGTTGAACAAGTTGATGGGGACTAATTTTGAGGTTTCTTTTAGAGCTTATGATGATTTGATGGATTTATTAGAAATCAACGATCAGAGTTTAGATATGGATTTAGACGGGGAGGCGGTTATTAATGATAACGAATAAAAACGGATGGCCTTTATTACTTCAACCGGGGTACGCTTTTCCACATTCGGATTATACGATGCAATTACGCGAAGTATGTCACACTTTAGCTTACCCCGAGTTAATCAACTCTAATTATACAATGACGGATGATGAAATTATTGAAACAGCAAGGAAGAAACTTTTTGATTTTGATTATCCATTTTATACGGAAGAAGACGAAAAGAACCCCGATATTAACGTAGTTATAACACGGGCGGAATTAGAACGCCGTATTATTAACCATTTCTACATGGATGAGATAGGACAAGAAACGTATGCTTATTTCCATCATGAGTTGAAGAATTGGTTTCAAGTTAACATGGGCCGATATTATAGCTTATTTAAAACTATACCGTTCCAAGACCAAGACAACCCGACTTGGAACACCGAAGTTTTTGAAGAAGTAAACACAAAACAAAACCAGAGCAGCAAAGCAGAAGGAAAAGATAAAGTAATAGGACTATCAAGCGATACACCGCAGGGGCGTTTAGATTTAGAAAACACGAACTACGTGAACGGAATCAATGAAACGTTAACAATTCCAGGAACAACAAACACATCAGAAGGCGGCGGAAACACGAGCACACACCGTTATGGAAATATTGGAGTTCAGACAATGGCAGAAGTATTACAAGGTAGCAGGGATGCAATTATTACGATTGAGAACCAGCTTTTTTCAGAGTTGGAAGACTATGGGTTATTTATGCTAGTATTTTAAAAGGAGAAACACGATGAGTAACAAACATTTAAACAAAGATAAAATTGTTATTGATGATGAGTTTTATACCCTTATGGACGATATAACTTATTATATGTATTTTTTCAAAGACTACATGAAAGACAAGATAATATATCTGCCTTTTGACGGAGAAGAGTCTAATTTTACAAGGTTCTTCAAGACGTACGGAGAAGCTTTAGGAATTAAGGACCTTATTTATACAAGCAACGACTACAAAGAAAACGGAGCTATTTTTAAATACGTTTCAGCTAATGATGGGTTGGTTGTGACTAACCCGCCGTTCAGTATTCTAAGTGAAATTTTGGACTACTTCAAGCAGCACCATATAAGCTATGTTATGCTATCACCTTATACAAAAGTTGCCAATAAAAGCTTTATGATGGACGTATTTAATAGAGTTATTTTTGAATCATTAGAAATTGTGGACGGGTTCAAACGACCAGACGGAACGACTGCTAATGTAAAATGCAACTGGATTAACAACATCAAGAGTACACAAAAAGAAGAGAAACAAAGAAGAGAAGAAGAACGAAAAAGAAAAGTAAAAAACCAGCCAGATGTATACAATGAAAAGGGAGAAAATTTAAGTCAGATATACTCACCATTATTTTATTTTGATAACTTATACGACTTTAAACACGAAGACAAAACGGGCTTCAAGTATGTAATAGTTCCAATCACATTTGTGAAAGATGAGGATAATCTCACAAATTATGAACTAGTGCAATTAATTAAACCAGTGATAAACGGTAAGAAGGTATTTTCAAGGATTTTGTTAAGAAACAAACAGTATGAAGGAGATGTGAAACATGAACAAGATTAACAAAGAAGATTTTATTAAGAGATGGCGCGGAGGCAGTTCCTCATTAGGCGGATATTATAACGAGTGCGTAACCTTTTTCAAGGAGTTTTTAAGAGAAGCAGGAAAACCAAACCCAGGCAGCCCGATTGGTGGAACAGGCGGGGCGTTGGAGATTTGGAGACGAAGAAGCGCCCTGGGATATGATGATTATTTCACATATGTTCAATCAATGAAGCGAGGCGACTGGTGCGTGTGGGGTTCATCAATGGGCGGAGGCTTAGGCCATGTAGCTATGTTTTTAAAAGACAACGGAAACGGAACAGGTCAATTTTTAGGAATGAATCAGGGCTCTTATCATTCACCAGTAAACGAGCAAACGATTTCATATAGAGGAAGCTTAGGAGCTTTAAGGTACAAGGGGTTTGACGAAGGAAATGTGAATAGTTCACAAAGTAAACTAAACGGGATTCCTTCAGATTTCCACTATGAAAACGCCACATTCTTTCCATATGTAACAATTAAGATTAGAAAAGCCCCTTCTTTAAGCGGAGAAGATACAGGGCTTGTATACAAAAAAGGAATGTCAGTACGATACGAAGGCTATGTAGTACGTGAGGGCTATGTATGGATTACATGGATTTCAGCAAGTACAGGAGAAAGAAGATGGATGGCGTGCGGAGAGACTAACAGCAAAGGGCAGAACGTTTCTCCATATGGTACATTTAGATAAAAGACACGAGGCGGGCAACCGCCTTTTATAGAAGGGAGATAGTTTACAATGTTAACTAAATTCAAACCACAAAACGAAGAAATAGAAAAGTTCTACAACATACAACCTATCAAAACATACGGTAAATTTTTAAATGCAATCATGGGCGGGCGTTCTATTGGTAAATCTTTTACAGTGAAAAAAGACTGCTTATATAACTTTAAGAACAAGGGAGAGCAGTTCTTTTATCTAAGAAGAACAAAGGACAACATAGCTCAACAAAAAGGAGCACTGACGGAACTATTAAAAGATGAAAAAGTGAGAGAAGATTTTAAAGATAGAAAGTTTGGAGTAAAAGGCGGTAAATCATTGATGGAATTCACATTGGACGGTATAACGTGCGGGTATGCTATGCCGTTGACAACAGCAATCAATATTAAGTCTACTGATTTTCCAAACGTTACAACCCTTATATTTGACGAGTTCATACCACTAAAAGGCGACTTCATGGGTTACCTACCGAATGAAGTGGAGTCCTTTTTGAACCTATGCTCGACACTTATACGAACAAAGGAAAACTTTAAAATATACATGCTATCAAACACACAAAACATTGTCAACCCTTATTTTTCCTATTTCAATATTTCAATATCAGGAGAACCAGGGTTCTACACCTTCAAAGGTTCACCGTCAGATAGTCAAGAATTAAAGGAATCACTTTCAGAAATAATAGTAGAAATATGTAAATCAAAAGAGATGTACACCAAAGGAAAAGAAGGGAAAAAGATACCATTTGAAAAGCTGATAGCACCAACACCCTATGCACAATTTGACGCAGGAGACTTTCCAAACACATCTGACTTCATTAAATCCAAAACTCCGAAATCTATCTACGTATGCACTCTATTTTATGAAGGAACATACTACGGCGTATGGGTTGACTATGAAGAAGGTTTCTTAATTGCCGACAAAGACCACGTGAACACACAATACCCGAAATGTTACACACTAGGGAAAGCACGCTCGGAAAACATGGCCTTATCTAAACTATGGAGAAAATACCCATCACTAACGGCAGTGATTAGAGCCTACCGAGAAGGCTTCCTTTTCTTCTCAGATGAAAACACTAAGCAACTTCTTTCATATATCCTATCACGCTTCTAGTCTCCCGTAACTTTTCCGGACCTTTCCCGATTGCCTCCCGTCTTTCCCTCTCCCGTCTTTCTCCCGATACTCCCACGAATACAACCACACACAACCAGACTCCCGCTCACAACTCAACAACCATACTACATATAGAGAGCGACAACATCTCACCCTCAGCCTAGAGAGCGACAACCCTCACACTACAAGACAACCACCAACATATCCCGCCCACAAGACAACATACACACCCGCACGTGTCTCACATTCTCAACAACTCCCACACATCCACCCGATACCTCACAACCAGAGGCCGACAAGATACCAGTAATAAACCTGGAGAGGCAGCCCACCACAACACCACCACATCACAGCACAACACAACACCAGTACCACAAGACAACTCCACCGCCAACAGAA